AGATAACAATGATTATTACCAATGTCTAATAGATGCTTATATGGACTCAACTACTAATAATGCAGTTATTAATGGTGTGGTTAATCAAATATATGGCAAAGGTTTAGATGCTACAGATAGTAGTAGAAAACCTGAGCAATATGCTCAAATGAAAAGTTTATTAAAACCTAAAGATTTAAGAAGGGTTTGTCAAGATTTAAAATTATTAGGAGAAGGTGCTTTTCAAGTTACTTACAAAGGCAATCAAATTGCTAGTATTACACATTTTCCTAGAGAAACTTTAAGAGCAGAGAAATGTGGTGAAGATGGTGAAATTAAAAACTACTTATATTCTGCAGACTGGTCTAAAGTAACTAAACAAACAGTATTAAAAAAGTTTCCTGTTTTTGGTAGTGGTTCAAAGAATGAAATCTTTATAGTTAGAAGATATGTTTCAGGTTATTATTACTATAGTCCTGCAGATTACCAAACAAGCTATGCAGTCTTAGAAAAAGAGATAGCAGACTACTTAATCAATGATACTATTAATGGCTTTTCAGGCACTAAAGTAGTCAACTTTAATAATGGGGTGCCAGATAGAGAGAAACAAGAAAATATTAAATCTCAAGTTCTTTCTAAGCTAACAGGTAGCTATGGTGAGAAAGTAATAATAGCTTTTAATGACAATTCAGAAAGTAAAACTACAATTGATGATATACCTTTAAATGATGCACCTGCTCATTATGAGTATTTAAGTGAAGAGTGTAAGAAAATGCTAATGTTAACTCACAGAGTAACAAGCCCATTATTGCTCGGCTTATCTTCTGCAAATGGTTTCTCTAGTAATGCAGATGAAATTCAAAATAGTAGTTTATTATTTAATAATGTAGTTATAAAACCTTATCAAGAATTAATTATCGATGCTTTGGATGAAATGTTTGCAGTAAATAATATTTCATTAAACTTATATTTTAAAACTATTGAACCTCTTGAGTTTATGGATATTGATACTTCTTTAGATAATGAAGTAATTGAAGAAGAAACTGGTATAAAGCAAGAAGAAGATGAAGTAGAACTTTTAGAGGCATCAAGACAATGCTTTAACAACATAGATGACAAAGAATTAAACACTATTGCAGAAGAACTTATAGCATTAGGTGAAGATGAAGATTTAGAAAACTATGAAATAGTAGATGAAAGAGAAGTTGACTATGATACTGAAGAAAGTTTAGATAAAATGCTTAATCTAGCAAGTACAGGAGTAGCAAGACCTAAAGCTAAAAGTGAGCAAGATGGCACTTCAAAGCAAGAAAGTCAAAAGGATGTGCTTTTTAAAGTTAGATATAGCTATGCACCTAACAAAGCAAGTGGTAATTCTAGAGAGTTTTGCAAGAAAATGACAAGTGCAAATAAAATCTATAGAAAAGAAGATATTATTATGATGGGAGATAAAGCAGTAAATGCTGGTTTTGGTGAAAAGGGAGCAGATACCTATTCAATCTGGCTGTATAAAGGTGGTGCTAGATGTCATCATAAATGGCTTAGAAAGACTTATATGCTTAAAGATGGAGTGCAAAGTGAGATAACAACAGGACAAGCTAGAAGTAAAGGTTTTAAAGCACCTGTAAATGAGCAGAAAGTCCCTGTAGCTCCTAATGATATGCCTTTAAAGGGTTTTAGTCCTAATAATAACAATTTACCTAAAGATGTAAGATAATGGCAAAAGCACTTTTTATAACTCGACAAGATTTAGTGACATTCACTTCTGCAAATGGTAATTTAGATGTAGATAAATTCTTACCCTATGTTCGACTTGCCTCTGATATTTACATGCAGAATTATTTAGGAACTGAACTATATGAAAAAATTGAAAGTTTAATTGAAGCAGGAACTTTAACAGAATTATTAAATCCTAACTATTATAATTTGGTAAATAACTATTTAAAAGATATGTTAATTTATTGGTCTATGGTTGAGTATCTACCCTATGCAGGTGTTAATATTACAAATAGTGGTATATTTTCAACACAACCTGAAAATAGCACAGTATTAGATAAAAATAGAGTAGATAGCTTAATAGAAAAAAGCAGAGATACTGCTCAACATTATACTAGACGGTTTATAGACTATATTTGTTTTAATAATAGTTTGTTTCCTGAATATAATAGCAATAGCAATGGTGATATGTACCCAGATGATAAAGCAGATTTTGGTGGTTGGGTACTTTAAAAAAATAGAAAATGGCAAATGAAATTTATAGCAGTTCTTGGTGGGGTGAAGGTGTTTGTACTAACACTATTGATTGGGGTGTAGTATATAAAGATTATGCAGGTTGCACACCTTCATTCACTAATACATATTCACTTAGCTTTGATGGTGTAGACGATTATGTTAATTGTGGCACTGATAGTAGTTTAAAACCTACTTCTGCTTATTCAGTTTCAGGTTGGTTTAAATTAGATGATTTAACAGGAACTAAAACAATTATTTCTAATGATAACAATAATGGTTATATGTGTTGGGTTGCTAATGATAAATTATGGTTTTATCATTATGACACAAATTGGAGAACTATTACTTCAAATACTACATTAGTAGCTGATACTTGGTATCATTTTTCTTTAACTTGGGATTTATCAAGTACAACAGGAATAATGTATATTAATGGAGTATATGATAACCAAAACACAAGTTTTAATCAAGTAACCTATTTAAGCACCCCTGTATATATTGGCACTTATGGGCCGTCAGTTTACTTCGAGGGTAACATTGATGAGATTGCAGTATTTAACAAAGTGTTAACACCTGCTGAAATAAGTTCAATTGGAAGTGGTGTGCCAACCGATTTAACAAGTTTAAATCCTGTTAGTTGGTGGAGAAATGGAGATGGTGCAACATTTCCAACAATACCAGACTTAGGAAGTGGTGGTTCTGATGCTACAATGACAAATATGATTGCTGCAGATATTGTTGAAGAAGTGCCGAGTTAATAATATATAAAAATGGAAACAAGATTAAATAATTTAACTTATGCAATTTGTAATATTGCAACAGATTTACAAAACATTGATTTTAGTCAAGTAGGTCAAAGTTCATCTCAAACAATTAGAAGAAGTTTAGATGATACTTTATTTGTAATTAAATACAATGCAGAGCCAACATTTATAGCAAGTGGATTGGTTATACCTTCACAGATTTTAACTCATTCAGAGTGCTTAGAGTTGATGGCTAGTAGTTCTTGGAGTGAACCTGTTGAAGTTGAATAATGAAAGGTTTAACTAACATACTAATAAAACCAAAAAAGAAAAGAAAAGGTATTCATTCTAAGAATGCAAGTAAAGCACAAAATGCTTATAAAAAAGTTTATAGAGGACAAGGTAAATGATTAGAGATGGAAGAGAAAATAGACAAATTAATTCAGGGTCAAGTAGAAATTCAAACTAAATTAAACACTATGGATGAAAAGACTAAAGACCAAGAAAAGAGAATAAGAAGTTTAGAGAATAAATTTTGGACTGCTCTAGGCACTTTTGCTGTTGGTATTGGTACTTTTATTGAAGGAATATTTTTAGGTAAATAATGAAAAAAGTAATTATGAGAAACATTGATAAAATTATAATTCATTGCTCTGCTACTAAAGAAGGTGTAGCTGTATCTACTGCAACTATTAGAAACTGGCATATTAAGGGTAGAGGTTGGTCTGATATTGGTTATCATTATGTAATTCAATTAGATGGAACTATAGACTATGGCAGACCAGTTAATAGAATTGGAGCTCATACAAAGGGTGAAAATGACAACTCTATAGGTATTTGTTATATCGGAGGTTTGAGTGATAAAAAAAGAGCTAAAGACACTAGAACAGATGCACAGAAAAGAGCATTGCTTAAAATACTTAAAACATTAACACATATTTATCCTAATGCCTCTATTCATTCTCATTTTGAATTTGCTAATAAATCATGTCCATGCTTTAATTCTGGTATTGAGTATGATAAAATGCAACCTAAAGGATATAAATTTGAAAAGAAAAAAAAGAAAGATGAAAAATAGATTATTTGCAAATTACATAACAACAATTTTAGGAGTATTAATTATTATATTCTGTGGTGTTATGATGTTTCTTGAAAAAGCTAACTCTACTGAACTTTCAGGTTGGTTGGCTTTAGGTATAATGTTTCTTAGGTCTAAAGATAGTTTAATTGCACTTCCTAAAGAGTAGCATATTATTACTTTTATTAGTTTCTTGCACACCACAAAAAAGGTTAAATAGACTAATTACTAAGCACCCTAATTTAATACAATTAGATACTTTAATAGTTAGAGATACTATTGTAATTGAAAGTTTTAATTATGATACTATAACTACTTTTAAATACTCTGATACTACTATAATAGTAAATACTGAAAAAGTATTAGCTAAGTATTATTTTGATACTCTAAGGCAAGAAATATGGCATCAAATAGAGTGCAAAGAAGATACTATTTTTTATGAAAAATTAGTGCCTGTTGAAAAGGTAGTTTATAAAGAACTATCATTTTGGGAAAAGTATAGTCTATTAATTTATATAGCTCTTGCTTTATTTGTTTTATTAATAATATATAAAAGATTGACAAAATGAGTCAGGGTGAAGAAAATAAAAATTACAATAATAGATACAGAGGTAATAAAGGCAATCCAAAATATAGACTAACATCTGATGAAGCACAAATAATACAAGATTATAGAAGAGTAAAAGAAGAGGCAAAAAAAGAAGGTCTTAATCCTAATGATGTGCATAGTGGTTGGATTAAAAACAAGTCTGCTAGTTTATACTTTAAAAATAGAAACTTTAAAGAAAAAGATTTAAAAGACTTTAAAGAAGATTTACTAAAAGACTTAAAAGAATATTCACCACAATTTGAGTATATAGAAAAACCTAGAGTTAATGATGGTCATTTGCTTTTAATATCTCCTGCTGATATACACATTGGTAAGCTATGTAAATCATTTGTTTCAGGTCAAGAATATAACAAGCAAATAGCAGTACAAAGGACTTTAGAAGGTGTTAAAGGTTGTTTAGAAAAGAGCAGAGGTTTTAACATTAATAAAATAGTTCTTATTATAGGTAATGATGCTATGCATATAGACACTTCTAGTGGTGGTAAAACTACAAAAGGTACAGTTCAAGATGTAGATGGTTTATTTTATGAGCATTTTCACATAGCTAAAAGACTTTACATTAATATTATAGAAACATTATTAGCTTTTTATCCTGACTTACATATTATTTACAATAGTAGCAATCATGATTATTTAACTGGCTTTTGTTTAGCTGATGTAATAGCTACTTATTTTAAGAATAATAAAAATATTAGTTTTGATGTTAGTTTGCAGCATAGAAAGTATTATAAATGGAATAACAATTTAATAGGTTCTACTCATGGTGATGGTGCTAAATGGGATTTACTACCTTTATTAATGGCAGATGAGTCTAAAGACTGGAGCAATTGCAAATATAGATATATGTTCACACATCATGTGCATCATAAAGTAGCTAAAGATTATGTAGGAGTTTCTTTAGAGAGTTTAAGAAGTCCATCTCCTGCTGATAGTTGGCATCATAAAAGTGGTTATACTTCATCTAACAATCAAGCTATAGAAAGCTACATATTTTCTAAGCAATTCGGACAAGTTGCTAGACTTACACACTTGTTTTAACATTTCATTGTTAATTATTTTTTTAATTTTTTTTTGTGTATTTATAAATAATATATATATTTACATAAAATTAAGCAAATGAAGAAAGAAATATTTAACATATTGGCAATTGTAACTGCCTTTTATTTGAGTTACAAAATTATATTTTATTTATTAATTAACATTTAAAACAATGGAGTCAATTTACATACATGAAACTCATACTATTTATTCAGAAAATGGTGAGGTACATTTACTAACTGAAGATAAACATATTGTCTTTAATGCAGACACTTTATTTAATGACATTCCTGCACTAGCAGACATGGCTTTAAAAGAAAGAAAAGAGCAAGAAAAAATTATTATTAATCAAATTAAAAACATAAAGTAATGGTAAGAACATTTTATGTGCAGAAAGGTAAAGAAGATATTATGCACAAATTCAAAGAAACCAATGAGAAACTTGGTTTAAATTATTCAGCTACATTAGTTGAATTAATGGAAAAGTTTAATAAGTCTAATGCTAAAAAAGTAAAAGAAAGGAGTGTAGAACTATGATTTTAACAACTGAAGAAGATGCACAATATAGATATCTTAGAGATAAACTAGACCAATGGCATAAACATGACTTTGAAAAAGAAATCAATAGTAACTTATATGAAGTTTTAAGACAAGTTAATTGGCATAAAAACATTTTTGTAAAGAAATGTGATGCTTTAAAAATTGAGTCTCTTATAAGTGTTTTAAATGGTTTTGAAAAAGCAGAAAAAGAACTAAATCATATTAAGCAGCAATTAAGATTAATTAAAGCTAACACTACAAGAGTAAGTAAAATTATAAATTGCACTAATAAACTAATAAACTTAACATTTAAAAAAATTCAGTATGCAAAAAGATGAACAACTAAACAAATTGTATAAAAAGTATTCTTTAAGCAAAGAAGATACATTTAAACACAAGCATTATAATATCATAACTAGAACAGGTATAGATAAAATACAAGCTAAAGCAGGTGTTAATATAGACTATGATTTAAAACACTACAATCCAGACTTAAAAACTTGTATAATTAAAGCAATAGGAACTAAAGGAGATGTTACTATTCAAACTTATGGTGAATGCTCTCCTGAAAATAACAGAAATTCTTATCCTGTAGCGATTGCCGAAAAGAGAGCCATGAGCAGAATTATTTTAAAATTGTGTGGTTTTTATGAATTAGGTGTATTTGGTGAAGATGAAGCAGAAACATTTAAAAAGCAATAAGATGAAGAATATAGTATATAAAAAATTCTTAGACAATGCTCTTTCTACATTAGATGAAAGACTAGATGAAATAGAAAATGAAGTTACAAAAGGTAAGCATGAGCATTTAAAAAAGTCTGTTAGATATAAAGTAATTTTAGAAACAATTAGTGAATATTATAAAAAAAGTAAACTATGAAAAAACAACATTTAAGTTATTCATCATTAAGTCAATTTAGCAAAAGTCCTAATCATTTATTAAGCTATTGGGCAAGAGAGTTTGAACCTACTCCAGCTATGTTATTTGGCTCATTATTGCATAAAATGATTTTAGAACCTGAAAACTTTAACAATGATTATGCAGTCTATGATGGTAGAAGAGCAGGTGCTGCTTGGAATGAGTTTAAAGCAGTTAATCAAGAAAAAGACATAGTAACTCAAAAAGAATATAATCATGCTTATAAGACCTATGAGAATGCTAAGAGTAATGAAGTCTTTAGAAACCTATTAATGAAAACTACAGAAACAGAAAAAAGAATTGACTGGACTTATGAAGATGTCAAGTTTAAAGGTTTTGTAGATATGGTTGGTGATGGCTTTATAGCAGACATTAAAACAACTACAGATGCAGGACTTAAATTTGAAAAAGACTTGTATTATGATAATTCTAATTATTGTTTACAGGCAGCTATGTATCTTGAAGCATTTGCTAAAGGAACTAAATACTATATTATTGCAGTTGAAAAGAGTGAGCCTTATAATGTGCAAGTCTATGAATTAAGCACAGACATAATAAACAAAGCAGCAGAAAAATATCATGATTTAGTTTATGACTATAAAGAATGGGTAGCTAATGGCAGTAAAGCAGAAAGCTATTCAAATAGTATTAAATTAGTAGATATATATAATTTTTAACATTGTGTTAGTTAGTAAGGGCAGTAAATAACTTGAGGTGAATTTTATTTATTAATTGAAAGCTAACACATATTTTTAAACAAATAAAAAACAAATAAAATGAGTGAAAAATTAGAATACTATGAGTTTGACTATTTAATAGATATAGTTAAAAAAGACATAATAGAATTTAATCCAAAACTTTCTACACACCCAGAAACAATTGAAAATTTTTTAAATAATATTTTACAGAAATTAATTAACCAACAAAAAAAAATAAAATGAGTGAATTAAAAATTACAGGTAATATAACAAAAGTGTTAGAATTACAGAAAGGAGTTAGTAAAGCTACTGGCAAAGAATGGCAAAAGTTAAACTTCTTAGTCCAAACAGATGCAGAGTATAACAACTACTATTACTTTGAAATATTTGGAGAAGATAAAATAGAGAAGTTTAACAAATGGAATAAAGTAGGTTCTAAAGTTACTGTAGGTTTCAATGTTAAGACTAATGAATTTAAAGGTAAATACTACACTTCATTAGTAGCATGGAATATATTTAATGAGTTTAAAGATGCTCCTACAGATGCTGAAAAAGAAAGAGCAGCAAAGAAAGAAACTATTGAAGAAGATGGTGATGATTTACCATTTTGAACAGATTATTTAATTAAAAAAGGTTGGTACATTGTTAGATAATGATTTTATTACAGAGCAGCTAAGCATGGGATATACACTTCCAGAGTTAGCAGAGAATTGGGGTTTAGGTTATACTTGGTTAAATAACAATTTTAACTACTCTAAAAAGAAGTTTAAATACATTGTAGATAAAATAGAAATAACAGGAAAGCAAGAGTCATATTATCAAAATGAATGGCAGTATGGCTCTATACCAACATATAATCTTAAAGAACTTTCAAAAGAAGAACAAGATTTTTATTATGATAATTTAAAACAATATAACTAATGAGCAAAAACAACTTAAAGCTATTTGATGATTATGATGATATGCAAAAATGGAAAGAACATTGGCAAGATATGCCTGAGTTTATTCAAGAAGATTTAACAAGCAAAAGAAAAATTATAGTGCATTTTAGAAATGAAAAAGATGTACAAAAGTTTGCTGAATTAATAGGTCAAAAAATATCTGCTAAATTGCCTTCTTTATGGTTTCCAGAATTAAAAAAAAGAATAAGAACAAATAAAAGCTATATAGATGAAACCTAAATATCCTGTATATATAATTTCTAAAGGTAGAGCAGAAAGCAGACAAACAAGCATAGGACTTGAAAAAATGAATGTTGATTATCATATTGTTATAGAGCCTCAAGAGTTTGAAGAATACAATAAATACATTGATGAAAGCAAAATTAAAATATTACCTTTTAGTAATTTAGGTGAAGGTAGTATTCCTGCTAGAAATTGGTGTTGGCAAGACTCGATAGAAAGAGGTTTTAAAAGACATTGGTTATTAGATGATAATATTCCATACTTTAATAGATTAAATAGAAATTATCAAGTTAGAGTAACTTCAGGAACTATATTCAAGATAATGGAAGATTTTGTAGATAGATATGAAAATGTAGCTCTTGCCGGTCCTGCTTATGATTTTTTTACAATAGCTAAAACAAAGATGAAACCTTTTGTAATTAACACTAGAATATATTCAGTATTGCTTATTAAAAATGATATTCCTTTTAATTGGAGAGGTAGATTTAATGAAGATACAGATTTAAGTATTAGAGTTATGAAGTCTGGTTTATGTACTGTTCAATTTAATGCATTTACACAAGAAAAAGCTACTACAATGACTATGAAAGGTGGTAATACTAATGAACTATATGAAAAGACAAATAATAGAAGAGAGTTTGCAGAGTCATTACAAAAACAACATCCAGACATTGTTAAAGTAGTATGGAGATTTAATAGATGGCATCATCAAGTAGATTATAGACCATTCAAAAAAAACAAACTTATATTTAAAAAAGATTATATTAAAAAGAAAGGTGTTAATAATTATGGCATGAAATTAATAGAACTATGAGCTATAAAAAACCTTTTAAAGAAAGAAATAAATTTGCAAATATTTCAGAAAAAAAATGTGAAGAGTATTTAAAATCTAAAAATATATCTTTTTTTCATTTTGGTTTTAGTCAAGAAAAAAGAGATGAAATGAAAATAGGAAATGATTATTTTAATTTAGATTATAGACTTAAAAAACAACCTGATTATATCATAAACTCTAACAATAATTTTTATTTTATAGAATGTAAATCATTTGATAGTGAAGATAATTTAAGACTAAAAGATTGTGATGTTAAAGGTTATAAATACTGGAATTATTTTATCAATGTATATTTTTTTATTTATAGTCATAAAAGAAATAGGTATTTAAAAATATCATTAAATAATTTAATTAATAAATCTAAAACTTGTGAAACAAAATTAATGCCTGACAACAAAGAACCATATAAATTAATAAATTTAAACAAACTAATAAACTAAACTATGAATTATAAAGAATTTATAAATAATAAAAAGCACAGTATAGGTGACTTTGGTTTTGAACCAAATTACATACCTAAAATAGCTTTTGACTTTCAAAAAGAAATAATAAGTAAAGCAGTTAAAAAAGGCAGAATAGGTATTTTTGCTGATACTGGTCTTGGTAAAACTTTAATACAATTAGCAATAGCTCAAAATGTTGTTAACCATACTAAGGGTAAAGTTTTAATTTTAACTCCTTTGGCTGTTGCTTTTCAATTTATAATAGAGGCAAAAAAAATAGGAATTACTAATATTGAATATAGCAAAGATGGTAATTATACTAAAAATATTGTAATATGTAATTATGAAAGATTGCATTATTTTAATAGTAAAGATTTTAAAGGAGTTATTTTAGATGAAAGTTCTATACTTAAAAATTTTGAAGGCAAAATTAAAAATCAAATTACATTATTTATTAAAAAATTACCTTATAGATTTTTAAGTACTGCTACACCTTCTCCTAATGATTTTATAGAATTAGGTACAAGTTCAGAGGCATTAGGTTATATGGGTTATATTGATATGTTAGGTAAGTTTTTTAAAAATAATAATAATTCTATTGACCCTAAACATGCAGGAGAAAAATGGTATTTAAAACCTTATGCAGAAAAAGATTTTTTTAAATGGGTTAACCAATGGTCTATAATGATTAAAATGCCTTCAGACTTAGGTTTTAAAAATGATGGTTATATTTTACCAAAATTAAACATAACTAAACATATTGTTAAAAATAACTCTACTATTGACATAGATGGACAAATACAAATGTTTAATATTATAGCTAAAAATTTTAATGAAATTAGACATGAACAAAGACAGACTATTACTGAAAGATGTAATAAAGCAGTAGAATTAGCAAAAGGTAAAACTTCTGTATATTGGGTTAACTTAAATGATGAAAGTAGTTTAATAAATAAATTAGATAGTGAAGCAATAGAAATTAAAGGGAGTATGTCAATAGATAAAAAAGAACAAATACTTTTAGATTTTGCAAATGGTAAAATAAAAAGAATTATAACTAAAGCTAAAATAACTGGAATGGGTTTAAATTGGCAGCATTGTAATCATTCTGTTTTTTTTCCTACTTATTCTTATGAACAATATTATCAAGCTATAAGAAGATTTTGGAGATTTGGTCAAAAAAATGAAGTTACAATAGATTTAGTTATTTCAGATGGTCAAACAAGAGTCTTAAAGTCATTAGAAACAAAAACAAAAAAAGCAATTAAATTATATGAAAACTTAACTAAAAATGTTAATCAAAAATTTATAATTAAAAATAAAGAATTTAATAAAGAAATAATAAAACCAAAATTTATATAACTATGAAAACAAAAGAACAAATAATTAAAGAAAATTATGCTATTTATAATAGTGACTGTATGGAAGTATTACCAACATTAGATAATAAAAGTATTGATTTATCAATATATTCTCCACCATTTGCAGGTCTATATAATTACTCTAGTAGTGAAAGAGATTTTAGTAACTGTGAAAGTAAAGAACAATTTTTAAATCAATATGAATTTTTAATAAAAGAAATTGCAAGAGTTACAAAAGATGGTAGAATTACTGCAGTACATTGTACAGATGTTTTTGATAATACTTGTAGGCTTTGGGATTTTCCTAATGAAATAATTAGGCTTCATTCTAAATATGGTTTTGAATATAGAAATAGAATAACTATATGGAAAGAACCATTAAAAGTAAGGATGAGAACAATGGTGCAAAGTCTAATGCATAAATTTATAGTAGAAGATAGTACAAAATGTTTTACTGCTATGCCTGACTATGTTTTAATATTTACTAAAAAAGGTGAAAATCAAATACCAGTTACTCATAAAAAAGGACTTACTAAATATTTTGGTGCTACTCCAATTTTACCAAACATTTTAAGTGCATGGAATAATGCTAATAAATCTAATGTAAATGAAAAAGAACTTTGGCAATATTTAAACAAAAAATATATTAACCATACAGACCCTAAAACAAATAAATTAAGTCATTATATCTGGCAAAGATATGCATCTTCTGTATGGGATGACATAAGAATAGATAATATATTACCATTTAGAGATAGTAGAGAAGAAGATGATGAAAAGCATGTACATCCACTTCAGCTAGATGTAATTGATAGGTTAGTAGAATTATATTCTAATCCTAATGAAATTGTTTTAACTCCTTTTATGGGTGTTGGTTCTGAGGTTTACAGTCCAGTATCATTAGGTAGAAAAGCAATAGGTATAGAATTAAAAGATAGTTATTATAAACAAGCTATTATTAATATGTCTTTAGCTAATAAAAGATTTACAGAAAAAGCTAAACAAGAAATATTATTTTAAAAACTAAACTATGATAGAATTACCTTACTTTAAATTTTTTCCTAACCAATGGTTAACAGGAACTATAGCATTTCAAAAAATAGAAGTGCAGGGAGCATTTATTAGAGTCTGCTGCTTTTACTGGTCTAAAGGTTGTAAAGTATCAGACCAAGAATTAAAAGCTATTACAGGCACTAATTATGATGTACTACTAGAAACTAAATTAATTAAGTGTGTTAAGAATAAAATAGTTATTAAATGGCTAGATAAACAATACAAAGAAAGAACAATAGCACATTCTAAAAGAGTTGAAGCAGGTTCTAAAGGTGGTAATGCTACAGCAAAGCTAAAGCAAAGCTACACCAATACTCAAGCATTAAGAAAAGATAAAATAAGAAAAGATAATTATGCTAATGATAATGTTTTGAAAGTTAGTGATGATATAAAAAAACTAATTAAGAAATGATATTAAAAGATAATTCAACAGTAAAATATCTTCATGCTTATAAAGATGGTAAAATTAAACAAGGTTTAGGTATTGGCTGCCAATTAGATAATCATTTTTTATTTAAAAGAGCAGAGTTTAATATGGTTCTAGGACTTGATAATGTAGGTAAGACTAACTGGTTATTATGGTATTTACTATGTCAAGCTAAACTTAATAATAAGAAGTTTATTATTTGGAGTGGTGAAAATAGAGCAGGTCAACTTAAAAGAGATATTATTCAAATGTGGCTAGGCATAAAATTTAAAGATATTATTAAAAGTAAAATAGAATTTTATAATCAAGAGATAAGTCAGTATTTTAAATTTATTGACAATAGTAAGCTATATAGTCATAAAGAACTATTAAACATATTTGCAGATGCAGATGTAGATGCTTGTGTTATTGACCCTTATACAGGTTTAAATCATGATAGAAGAGTAGGGCAATTCGATAGAAATTATCATTTTTGTAATGATGTTAGAGAGTTCTGTAATAGAACAGGAAAGTCTATCTATGTTTGTATGCATCCACAAACTGAAGCAGCTAGAAGAGTTTATCCTGTTGACCATTTACTTAATGGGCATATACAAGCACCAAGAAAAGCAGACTGCGAAGGTGGTCAAGTGTTTCCAAACAGAGTAGATAATTTTTTATGTTGTCATAGGTTAATATCTCATCCTGACTTATGGATGCTAACAGAAATTCATGTATATAAAATTAAGGACAAAGAGACAGGTGGCACTCCTACAATGCTTGGTGACCCTCTTAGGTTTGATTATAACAATGGACTTGGTTTTACTCTTGGTGGTGTTAATCCACTAAACAAGAAAGAAGAAGATTTATTAAATGATGAAGAAAATATATTTTAAATGGACTTATTAAAAGTAATAGAGATTAAAAACAAATTTCATATATTGTTATTAAAGGCAAAAGAGAAAGCTAAAACAAAAGGACAACTTGAAAACCTAAACACACTAAC